CAGATTGAACATACCGGGAGGAGACTGTTGAGATAACTGTAAAGCCATCTGAGCCAACATCATCCTGTGTGCATTAGAGGGAATATTGGGATCAGAAACGGGGATAATATCTACCCTTCCGTCAAAATCCCTTTTTAGAACGTGTCGGGATTGCCCCGGCACATTGAACGGATATTCATTTGGTAGGTAATCGTGATTGATTCTTCCCAATATCTTTAGCTCATCTCTCTGCGATTTGTGAAGTCTTTTATGTATAGCACTGAAAAACTTACTTGACGCTTCAAGCAAAGCCATTGTCGTTCCGACAGGACCATATGAGGAAGCATCTGATACCATTTTTTCTGTGTTATCAGCAAACTTCTGACCTGCCCCTGAAACAAAGCCAAGCATCTGGAACAGAGTCGAGGAAGGCTCTTTATATGGCAAAGTAATAATTGCTTTACTTAGGTCCATACCAGTTGCTTCAACTTCTTTAAATTCCCCCGGTGCTATTGGATCATTATCGCCTACAATTCTAACTCCTTTAGCCTTATATCCCCCCGGTAGGTTCGCAAACTGACCTGCATCAATGAGTGCTCTCATGGCTGCTGTTGCAGTCATTGTGAGATTACCAAGGAAGTGGATCAGTCCTAACCCGTAAAAACCGAATCCCGGTACGAATCTATAATGTACAAAATGTAATATTTTTTGTCTTGTTTCGTCGTCGGGTTTATAGTTTCTACGAATACTAAGTATTTTTCTTGATTGCTCTTCCAGAGTGACAATGTAGGGAAGAGCAATACCATCATCGTATTCTGGATCATCTTCCAGTTCCAGATAACAATGCTGCTCCAATAAAGTATATTGAGGATCATCTGCTCCTGCAGGAGACACACCAAGGATTGTATCCATCTTGGTTGTCATTGCACTTAGCATTGGTATTCCTGCATCTGGAAGATCGACATCCATATACATACCTGAAGCTATTTCTCTAGCTAAATCATTTGGACTTCTATAAATAACATGAGTATACCTATCAGCTTTTCTTAAATCACTTGCATAATAAGAGACATAGAACTGGTCAATAGGAACAAACTCTGAAACTGGTCTGTCCAAAGAAGCGTCATAATAAATCTTTTTGAATGCTGAACCTATCAATGGCAGATGGAAAAGCATTCTTTCAAACTCATCAAAGTATTCTGGCATCTGCTCAGTAAGCTGGTAGTTCATAAACTGCTCTACCCTGTCAGCTTGCATTTCTTTTTCTGGAGAATAGTCTCCCATGATCTGAGCTTTAACTGGACCAGAAGGAGGAAATAATTCGTTGGATGCTTTTGACTGGAACTTAACAGCGTTCTCTACAAGCATTGGATGTACTGCTGTACATGCTCCCTCGAAAGGCTGTGAAGCTTCCTCAAGTTTTAATCCAAGAAGATCGAAGCCCCTTTCAAACATAGACTCCCATTCATTTCTTGAATCCTTATCTGCAGTAAACTTATCAAAAACTCCTGCAGATATGTCTTCTAGTTCTGTATCATCTATGTTTTCAGCGAGATTTTCAAACCACTCTTCTACTGTAGGCTTTTGCTCAACCTCCAGACTGTCCTCAAAATTGACTACAACTCCCCCATCTGGGGATGCATCAATAGTAACTGCTTCTCCTATTTCAGCAGACACGCCACCTTGCCCCACAGGAAGGGTAATGATTTCTGCCTGTTGTCCTATTGTTTCATATGGATTTCGTTCAGTTGCCATTCTTATAAGTATCCTTAAATTTTGAAATGTCCCAAGTAATCGCCTTGCACCATTATAACACTAAAAATTCCAGTACGCAACCCTCTGTTGTCTACGGGGATTTTCGTCATCTTCCCAAGAGGGATCATCTGGGTGGCCTATGCGCCAAGACTCTCTCATATAATGGACTGCCATTGTCAGGGCATCCACCTGATCATCATGCTTTGCATGGGGAAAGGTAATTAATTCTTCTACAAGTTCATCTGCCCATCTTTTATTCTTTGGTATCCAAACTCTTCCTGATTCAAGTAGAGGACTTGCTGCATATACTCTTGCAACCTTATCCTTATCTGGTGTATATTCCAGAACTGGCAGACCTCCTCTTCTCATATCCTGTATAAGAGACTGTCCAGAGGCTTTCTTTTCTACAATACATACATCTGGTCTGTACTCATCGTAGAGAAGCTGCGCCATTCTTCTTAGATCAGGGTATTCATAGCGTCCTCTCTGGTTTCCAAGCAGGATAAGATTACCTCCATAGTATTCTCTTCCCTTATCATCTTCTTCTGCTGTATCAAAAATACCCCATGTCTGTATGACACTGAAATCTGCAGTTGTTCTTGTACTGAACGCTGTATCATATGTCTGAATTATAAAATCACATTCAGGAGGATCGTCGTAATCCCATTCCTGTATCCACCTCTTCTTTATTACACCCCCTTCTTCAGGGGTTGGGTTCTGCATATATAAAGAGTTCCAGTATCTGGACCCATTACTTGCAATAATCTCTTCTTCATCTATTCTTAAAATTTCATCTGGCTTCCATTCAGGAAAATAGCTTGATCCTACAGGTAAATCCAGTAATTCAGAAGCTTCATCGTCTATCCATGCAGGAATCTTTACAACTTCCCAAGGATATGTTACTTCCATATCCATTATTTCCTGTTGTTTTAGCAACCATCCACAGAGATCATCATGATGATACCTTGTATTAATGATAACTATCGCACCATTAGGCATAATACGGGTTCTTAAGCCAGCAGGATACCATTCCTTGATATATCTCCTACCTGCTTCAGAGAAAGAGTCTTCTTCAGACATTGCATCGTCTAATATGGCTATATGTGCGCCTCTACCAGCAATCTGGCTTCGCACACCTGCCGCATAGTACGTTCCATTGTGGTTTGTCTTCCACTTTCCTGCTGCCCTTACATCTGATCTTAGAGTAACCCCCTTGAATATGTCCTGAAACTTGTCCATTCCAACAATATCTCTTACTGATCTACCGAAATCAGAAGATAGTTGGTCACTATGAGAGATTGTGAGGATTTCGTGCTCTGGATTATTACCTATATACCAAGCAGGGAATAGCTTTGAGCAGATTACAGACTTTGAACTACGAGGAGGAAGAAAGACCATAAGCCTTTTTATCTTTCCATCCTTAACTTTCTGTAATTTATCTGCTAAAACCCTGATATGCTTCCCCATCTTCCAGTCAGACACAAGGGTTGGAGCCATTAATCTGATAAAAGACAGGAAATCATCATTACATTTGGATGTAATCCTCTGATCCAGTAAGGAATACATCGCAAGAAGACCATCATACTTGCTTATTTCTGTGTTTTCTATGTTTTGTTCTGTCATATGTTATATATAGTTATTATAAAAGAAGGGAATATTAAAAGATAAATATAAAGTGTATATAATTTAAAGAGTTTGTCTTGTCTGTGTAGATTATAACATATCTATGTAGACTACACAAGCCCCGGTTTGGAATTAATTACCCCAGATGAGAGTGACCCTTGTATTTTTTGTAATTTTTTGAGAGGTCTGTTTTATATATATACACCACGCAGGAATTTTTGGGGTCGGGGGTTAAGAAGAATGTCCAGAAAATCCCAGAATTTTCGAGAAATTTGTGGCGAAATCTTAGATTTCCTTTGCTCTCCGAAGCTCTCCTAGCCTCTAGAGACTGAGTTCTTCGAAGTCTCTAGAGTCTAGAAGAGCTTCGGAGAGCTTAGGAAATCTTAGGAAATCTGGGGCTTGTTTTCATACATTACATATTCATTCTACTTTGTGTTCATCCTGCATGTTCATTTAAGTTTATTTTCCGCAGATTATTCTGTGATGTTATGATATGTAATATGATACGCAAGTCTTTGATTTACCTAGGTTTTTTATATCTCGTTAGTCTGTATCAAGATTTATTTTGTACGATGAAACTGCATCGAAGTTAGATGATGTTTTTTCTTGACAAGATGAGAATTATGATATATCTCTCTAGTGAGTTCTTACGAACTAGAGAGAGATATCATATCCCTGTGGTTTCAAACCACAACTATCAGAGAAGGAAGTTTGTTATGGCGAAAAATTCTACAAAGAATTTGGTTGAGTTCATTTCCAGTTTAACTGCTGGTATGTATTATTTAAGCAAGGATGCAACTAAATTTACCAAGTTGCGGCAAACAAAGAATAAGAAAACCGGGAGGTTGCATCGGGCTAAATACCAGATTGTCAAGAGTGCTGGACGGCCTATCGTGACAGTTCACGACAGTGGAAGTTTTTACTTTTTCCAGAATAGGGAAAATCTTCCTACAGGTTTCCCAGTAGGTCATAGACAAGCAAATACTTATTATACGAAGGCCGCTTAGTTCAAAAGACTTTTGAAGATGAGGGAGCGTCTTGCAAGGGACGTTCCCAATTCTTGAGCAGTCTTTAACCATAGCAAAGGAAGGAAAGTAAATTATGAACGAAATAAATAATTTAGCTGAAGTCTACGGTTCCTACGCTGATTACCATTCCGCTGTATCAAAAACTATTAAAGAAACTGTGGACTGGGCAGATAAAAGATTAAATAAAATAATAAGGCTCAGACTATTAAGTGATCCCTGTTTTCCTGCTTGGGATATTTCTTATTGTCATGGTCAACTCAAAGACGGGACTTTTGTAAATGTGGAGTTGCCTTTTCCCGACGGTCAGCTTCCGAAAGGTAAAGGTAGGATCACTAAAGCTATCCTTGCAGAAGCCAAAGTAGATGGTGTTTATGCCAAAGGATTAGGTATTTTCAATGCAATAAGTTGTCTTTCATAACAAAGGAAGGAAAGTAAAATGGGTAAAATATCTAATTTATATCAAGTAAATCAAGAGATTAAGCAATTTGGCGTTGAGGTTTTTCCAAGTGTAGGAAATAATCTTGACATTTTGGATGAGTTCGGTAACTTTATAGAAAGCATTGACGATGATGAAGCAGAACTTGAAAAGTTGATCAGGCAAATTACCAACTAGAAAAGGAAGGATAGTAAAATGACTGTACAAGTTTGGAAAAAACCTTTCACACAAAGTATTATCAAGCAATTAAGAGCCTCTGGATATACAGTAGAAAAACACCCTACTGGCTCTTATGAAATTATAGATGAGCAGACTGGTAAAACTTGGATGCTAGATGGTAAAGCTCTCTTTAGAGTAATGCCAAAGAATACCAATAGCTACCTAGTAGCTTATCACCCTGACCTTTTAACCGCCGCATAGTAAAGGAAAAGACTATGAATTTAAGACGTGAAAACGATGTGAAAAAATCAAATATTAGGCATTTAATTAACTGCCTAACCTTGATTACCATTACACTGATTGTTTGCATGACAGTCATAGACCTTTTGTAAAAGACTTTTGAAGGTGAGGGAATGTCCTATAGGATGTTCCCTATCCTTGAACAGTCTTTGACCATAGCAAAGGAAGGAAAGTAAATGTATAATTATAAACTTGCAAAGACCATTGCTGATGCGCTTTGGTTAGCCAATGACGATTATGACCATGCTTCTCAAAGAGATGGAGCATTTGGCCCGTTGGCAGAGGCTTTGAGATTGGTTATTGGAGACAAGGGCTATGAGCATTGGGTTTCTACAGCAGAGTTGCCCGACACTTACATAGGGCCAAAAATCATAGTAGATACAGGAAGAGGTATTAAGGAAGGATAGTAAAATGAAAGATATAATCAAAGATTTTCAAGGTGAGAATAGTTTTTTATCTAACTTTTTTGAAGCTCCAGTAAGAATTAATAATAGAATTTTTCCTACCTCAGAACACGCTTTTCAAGCATTAAAAAGCTGGCACGAGGATGATTGGGATAAAATAATAAAATGCGAGACTGCTGGTAGGGCAAAGAGAGCAGGACGTAAGTTAAGAATTAGAGAGGATTGGGAAGAAGTTAAATTAAAAATCATGAAAGAAATAATAAGAAGAAAATTCTCTCAGCATCCTGACCTAGCAGATAAGTTAGTTGCAACGGGACAAAAAGAATTACAAGAAGGTAATAATTGGGGTGATACATTCTGGGGAATATCTAACGGAAAGGGCCAGAACAATCTTGGAATTATCTTGATGGAAGTCAGAGAAGAATTAGTCTGGGCAAATAAAATAACAAAGGAAGGAAAGTAAAATGGATAGTAAATTAAAACGGGAAATAGTTGAACAGAACGGAACCCATGATTACGGATTTACTATGCAAGTACCGCCAGTAAGTCATAGCCTATGGGATACGGCAGATTGGATTAAATGGATAGATAGTACAGGTGGATTTTATACTAAGAGATACGATCCAGTTACTAACTATAGATCAAAGGAAGGAAAAGATGATGCTAGTTAAAGAAGCTAAAGCCTTTGGCAATATAAGTATAGCTAATACAAAGATGCCGGGAACGACATTTGCAATAGATGCTTTTGCTTGTGGTGTAGGTTCTATACTTGCTTTAATTCCTGATACACCGTGTGAGATATGTTATGCTAGGAAACTTCAAAAGTTAAGACCTAGTGTAGATCAAGGTTGGAAGAAAAATCTTAGTAAATGGCAACAAGCCAAACCTGAAGATTGGGAACGAGCCATGACTTTCCAAATTCTAAGATACAACACTGATGGATTTCATAGATGGTTTGATAGTGGCGATTTACAATCAGTAGGTATGTTACAGTCTATTGTAAATATATGTTTAATGACACCTAACATTAAGCATTGGATACCTACTCAGGAACGTGGCGTTGTGAAAAAATTCAAGAAATTAGGTGGAATAATACCTGATAACTTAATAATCAGAGTATCAGCAAGTAAACTTAACGGTGCAATGCCTAATGGATTTAGTAATGGTAGTCAGATATTTACTAAAGGTAATCTTCCAAAAGGCAAGGAATGCAAGGCTACTACAAGAGGGAATAATTGTGGGCCATGTAGAGCTTGTTGGGATAAATCAGTAGAGTTTATCAGTTATCCTAAACATTAGAAGGAAAAGAAAATGGATGAAATAAAAAGATTATTACTAAATGCAAGAGATAGTCTTGAATGGATTATGGGTAGACCAGAATGGGAAAGTTTATCTGAAGGGTCTAGTGCAGGTGAGATAGTAGAAGAAATAGATAGGATTTTTGGAAGGAAAATAAAATGAGTAAAGTTAAAAATCTTATGATGCAAATTGAAGAGTTCTGTGATGGCTATTTCTACGGTGGTGAGGCTGATTTTACTACCGAAGAAGTATCCGAAGATGTAGAGAAATATTTTGGCTCTGCCGATGCAGGAAAATATGCAAAGAATTATATTGAAAAAACACTAAAGGATTTATGATATGATTAAACGTATCCATGTTAATCAACATGTCATTAAAGCTAATAGAAAACATAAAGAAAACAATCCACCTCTTACCTGTAAAACATATAAAGAGAATATAAAAGCTCATGAAATTTTTATTGACGGGCCATGCAAAATAGTGTATAGACCAGATAAACCTTTGGCTTGTGGTGCTCACATCTGGATTGAGACAACAGAAGAAGTTAGATATATTTAATAGGAAGGAAAGAAAATGAATGTAGAACAACGAGTAGAAAACTTGATGGCAGAAGGCAAGGCGAGTAGGCGTAGAGGTTGGGCCATGTCAGAAATTCTTAAAGAGTTTAAGGATAAAAAGGAACAGGCCAAGGCAAGGGAATATATCATAGATAAATATGGGAGTACATCCTGATTGCCGAAGTCCAGTAGGCTATATAGACCCTATAGAGTGAGTTCTACGAACTCTATAGGGTTCTATATAGTTAGTTGCGTCAACCCCCCAACAGTGATATAATTACTTAGGAGATTAAACAGATGTTATACGATCATCAGATGCCAGAACTTAGTTTGCACGAAGTTAATGAAGTTAGTACCGAAAGAACTAATCACAGTTACTTTTCAACGACAAGGGTAAGGGTTGGTAGTGGGAATGGTGGAGGATTAAAAGCTGTACTCTATCATGACTCTGACTTAGTGATAGAGGTAAAGGTAAGGAAACGTACAGATGCAGAAAAGAAAAGAGAAGAAAAGAAAGCTGCCTAAGAATAGGAGTAAGGCTGCTTCTGTCCTGTGGCGTTTAGGTCATCCTGTCGTGCCTCCAAAACGTGGCAGGTTGGCTCCCTATAAAAGAAAAAAACATAAGGAGATAAAACAGTATGAAACTATCACCTGAAGTTGAATTAGAAATTCTAAAGGCTACTATGCAATGGCTTTACAAAGAAACTCAAGCATTTAGAAAGGGTCTAGCATTTGAAGATGAATGGTTTGACGTAGCGGTGGGTAGTGACGTTTACAGTGTGAACCCTTATTATGGTCATGACTGG